CAATAAATCATATGCGGCATTGTGTGCGATGATGATAGTAGCCGCATCTAAAAACTCTTGTACCAATACGTGTCCACACTCATCTGCATCTACCTCATTATGGTCAAAGGTAACGATACGTTCTACACCTCGGTCAGTCAGCATACCCACCATAGTCAGTGAGTTATCCGGCTCAAATGGATCAAGATGTAACTTACCATTACGTTCTGTTGTTGTATTCTCTACGTCTAATGTTAGTTTCATACTGTATACCTCGCTGTCTTATAATCAAGTTCACAGTGTACCACACCATGCCAACCTGACAACTTATTTTTTACCACATTCAAATGCCGTTGTGTATCTTCTTCTTCCTGATTGTCAACAGGTGGGTTCTTTGCAATCAGCACCATAAGGTCAGCCTCTGCCGCCTTACCTGTACGACTACCTTCCATCATGCTTTGATTAAGCAGAACCTTACCTTCTGCATCAGCAGACAACTGTGACATATAGAATACAGCACACTCGTGTTGCTTGGCAATCATACGTGCGTGTATTGCATTGGCCTTTAACGCCTCGTCAGGACGTGCAAAGCCGCCTGTCCTAGCAAACTTGTCCCCCATGTCCAGAAGAACTATATCAGGCTTGTATGCCTTGCATATAGACTCTACCCACGCCATGTCACGGCCTGTAGCATCTTTGATCTTGATACGTTCCTTTACAGGTTTATACAAGTCACGTGCCTTGGTTGGATTCTTTTTAATCTCCTGCATAGTCATACCAGTAGCGGCAGTCAAGTATCTAGCACCGACACGATGATAACCTTCCTCGTTACATAAAATAATGCAGTTAGCACCTTGATGAGCAAAGCCACCGGGCGATGCAATCAATGACGCATGAAACGATGTCTTGCCTGTGTTGGGTCTAGCCCCCACCTCAATCAAGTGACCATCATTCACACCTTCTACCTTACGTGTCAGGCTTGGTATGTTGAATGTCCATCGTGCCTCAAGGTCATTACGTGCAAGCAATGTCTCAAGTTCTATGTCATCCCATTCAACCTTGGCACTAGGCGTAAAGTCGTCACCATATTGTTCAAGTATCTGACGCAGTGGATCAAGGCTTGTCTGCATACCATCCACGTAGTCACATCCTAGTGTAGCAATCTCTTCACCAATGACCTTCTGAAACAACTTGGATAGCACCTCTTGTGCTACGTCACCACCCATCGGCTGTTCACGTTTAATGTTGTTGAACAAAGATGAATATGCTTGCTTCTGTGCTGTAGTCAGCGTTGGGTTGTTTGCCATAAACAAAGCCTCTATCTCATCAGGCGTTACAGTACGTTCATATCGTTCCATAGCACTGTCGATAGACTGCTTTATCTTACGTATGTCTTTACTGAACAAGCGATCAGGGCAACGTGATCCACGATGCTCTTCATAAAAGTCCCTGTTCATTAGACTTCTGATTAATGATAATTCCATGTGGTTATTCTCCTATCTGTTTGCGGATAGCATCTAGCTTATCCATGTCTGTCGGGTTTCTGTATTTTATATCATCTTCTAGTTTTAGTAAACGTACATTCTCTACATAGCCTCGTAATTCTTTTACCATCTGTATTGATTTGACTAGTGCATCGGGGTCTAGTGCAATTACTGCTGTCGAGAACTGTGCAAGATACCTTTTATGCGTATCAGACAAAGACGTGCCTAACAGCGCAACCCCGACAAAGGAACCATAACCAACAATGGCCGCACTTACACAGTCCTCAACAACTACGGCGACTTTACCACAACCAGATGTATATGGCAAGCTACTTTTTCCATACCTTTTCCATTTAGGTATTCTTTTGCTTAATGTTCTGCCTGTAGCATCAACCATCTTGCCATCATGTACAACAGGAAATACCACACGGTCTTCCTTTACGTCATACATCAAGCCATGCTCATCCTCGTGTATGCCCCATTCAGCACACCACTTGACTACAGCACGTTTATTACGATGTGGCACTACGTATGCAGGTAACTCAAACTTATCCTGTGTTGTATCTGACGCAGGATTAAGACGTTTCTGTACATCACTGATAGTCATAGGCACACGAGTACCACCACTGACAGTGCAACTCACCTTATAGCAGTTCCATACAAGATTACCCATATCATTAGTGATACTAAATGTTCTGTCACCTTTACAGACAGGACAGTTCATGCGTTTAGTTTCGCCATTGGCAACATCATAGTCACTTGGATTAATCATATATGTGTCCTTTCTATATACAGTTATATATTATAATAGTTATATTATATATTAGTTCGTTGCGGCAGTTGAATGCTTATATCATATATTTTTTCGTGCTGTCAAGGCATTATTTGCACTGACATACGTATTTTTTAGGTATGGCTTTACTGATTGTGGGTCAGCATGTCCTGTAACCGACATGATTTGTCCTATACCTACCTCTGCATCAACCATTTCAGTCACACCTGTACGCCTTAGATCAGACAAACGCAGTTCTTTGGATAGTCCAGCGTCATCCATCAGCTTACGTGCATGTAATGGTAGTTTATACATCGTGTAAGGTTCATATACACCTCTGTATGATGTAGGTCTAGGTGCAACGTAAGGTTGAAAGCCAAAGTCTTGCTCCTGTTGTACTAACATACCGTATAAGTCATCGTCAATGGGTAACTCCACCTGTGCATCACGTTTAGATTGTAATATTATTACACGTTTCTGCTCAAAGTCGATGGCATCCCATGTCAGTACACGCATATCACCTACACGCTGACACCATTCATATGCCATGTGTGCAATAAGACCTATGTTACGTGTGCTAAAATCGCTGTAGGCGGCGTCTAGCAGTTTTGTGACATCTTCCTTACTCCATACCACCTTACGTGGCTTAGTGGCTCTCTTACGCACTATTGTGAAGGGATTTATAAAACAGTGTTCCATGCGTAAGGCATAGTTATATAGTATTCTAGCCGTAGCCATGATATGATTAGCAGTAGAGATACCACGATCACACCAGATGTCATAGGCTAACTTAGCTTGCTTGGTAGACAGCTTAGTGCAATCCACCTCGCCAATGACTACACCCTCGACAGGTGTAGCCAGCGCACTGTTAAGACAGTATTCATAGTGCGTCTTAGTTTCTTGGCGTAAGTTCTTGTAATCATGGGACAAATAGTATTCATCCGCTACTTGATTTAGTTTCATTATGCCGCTACCGCAAGTGACTTAAACACAGGGCTATCAACCCAGCCAGCTACCTCAACCTCACGCATGAACAGTGATTTAGCTTGTGTATCACCGCCAGTGTTACGCTGGGTGAAACCATTACGTTCATCTGCATAGGTAGCATAGTTGGTGAAGGCAGAGTACAGTGACCACAGGTTGCGTCCACGCTGGCCTACCTCTTGGTTGTACAAGATGTTCATCTTCTCTGCCTTGCGGTCAGACTTGAGCAGTGTTTCAAGCATAGTCTTAACATCGACACCGACTAGGCTAGTGTTTGCCCAGCGTTGCATTTGCTCTGCCTGTGCAGTGAAATCCTGCTGAGACTTGTGCAGTTCAGTGATGAACCTGTCGAGGCTAAAGTTGCTGGTATTCTTACGCATCACCTTGTCATGCTTGCCACGTATCTGCCCATTAAGACAGAAGAAGTCGATAGCACCAAAGATTGTAGTGTTAGAACACGTACCATTGACACCATGCAGTGCGATAATACGCTTCATCAACGTAGTCTCATGCCTGTCAGTGGCAATCTTAGCTGTTACGTTGGGCAAGGTCATGTCCATCATAGCCCAGCCATCCTTGTGTGCGCTACGCCAGTTGATATGTGCGCCTTCCATGTCATAGTCAGACAGTGTTTCTGTCGTAGTGTCCATGACATTACGGAAGAAGTCACCATGATTAGCACAGGTAAAACCATTACCTACAACACCAATGTAATCACCTGTATCACCATTAATTACATACTTCTTATCCTCAACTTTAGTCGGCTCAAACTCTACCTCAAAGTCGAGATGTTCTGGGATATATTCTAGCATTTTCATTCTCCTATCGTTAATTGATGTCTTGTTATATCAGTAATATTTTGCACAGTCAAGCACTAATTAGTCCCATCTGTAAAATATATGGTCATTAATTCTGACTGTCATTGTCTTAGTCTTAGCCCACTCAGGTGTTACATAGTGAGCATGATAATGTGTTGCACCTTCAACAAAGTCATCCAAGTTACCATGATACACACCATGTGCAATCATCATAGCTTTAGCATAAGCCTTTGTATCTGTTGTCTTATCTGACTTGCCATCACAGTACCAGCTAAACTGACACCGATTACGAACAGGAAAGTCAGGCTTCCATGAGTATGTAGGTGACTGCTTGACTACCTCACATACTGTGTTGGGATACCTCTTATCACGCACTCTGTTCATCACCACTTGGGCTACCGCAACCTGCCCCAGAAAGGGCTGGTCACGTGCCTCATGGTATATGTTAAGTGCTAGGCATACAAGTGCGGCTTCAATCACAACTGTCCAGCCTTTCTATTACAGCCATCCATACATTCAGTTCTTCATTGAAGTATGGTGGCTTTACCATTCTAGTCATGTAACCCAATGGGTTATACAT